CTTGGCCAAATTGCCCTGGCTCAGAGCATCCCCGTGCAGAAATTTGGGGGTTGCCCAATCCGAACGTTTGCGTCCGGTGGTGCTTGCGTTCCCGAAGGAAACACCCAAGTGTTCTACAACGGTGGAGAAACTTGCCCCATCGGCTGGACCCGGTCGCGCAACTACTGCGTGCGCTGAGGGCGGTTTCCCGTACCTCGCCGGGGCGGTTTACCCGCTTTACTTCCGCCCCAAAACCCGCTATAATACTTACAGTTCAAACAACTTCCGAAAACAACATGCCTGCTTTTTCTGTCACCAACAACCTCGACTGGACCGTCTCTCACCGTCCTCTGTTCTTCACTGGCAACGACGGCCAGCCCATCAAGTGGGACGAGAAAGTTGCCGTTGTCCGCGATGACAACGGTAAGTGCCTTGGCTCTGTCTCCCCTAACTACGAGACCGTTCAAAACAGCGATCTGCTGAAACTGATCAACCCCCTGGTTGAGGAAGGTCTCCTCTCCGTTGAAAACATGGGTTACCTGAATAACGGTGCTCGGGTGTTCGCCCAAGCCAAAGTTAACCAGGAATTCCAAGTGATCGGTGAGAACTACCAGGCTTACGTCACCCTTCTGAACGGCCACGTTGGTAACGCCAGCGTCGCAATCGGCCCTTCGGCCACTCGCGTGATCTGCGGAAACACCTTCGCAATGGCCTACTCCGACCTGAGCGAGAAGTACCGCCACCAGGCCGGTGTGAACGAGCGTGTGCTTGAATCCACCGCTGTGGTTGATTACGTCAACGGTGCGATGAAGAAATACGCCGAGTACGTTGACAAGCTGGCCACCGCGCCTTGCTCCTCGGTTCAGTTCCGTAACGCTCTGGAGCAAATCTACCAGAAGGATGTGTCCACCATGCGTGACTCCTTCGTGACCCAGCTGAACGGCCTGTTCTACACGGGTCGCGGTAACGAAGGTCGCACCTTCTACGATGCGTTCAACGCTGTTACCGAGTACGCTTCCAACTACTCTCGGCAGACCGAGGCTGGTCGTTTCAACTACGCCAACTTCGGCCAAGGTTCCCGCGTCAACCAACGTGCGATGCGCGTTCTGACCGAGCTGGCTGCGGTCTGAGTTTCCGGGGGGCTTCGGCCCCTCTCACCTGAAGTAACAAACAATGTCTCCTAAAAACTCCATCGGAACCGAAAAAGCAATCGCACTCTATGAGTCTGAGTGGTGGAAAGAAAAGTCCTATCGTGAAATTGCCGAATTTCAACTCTTCACAGCAGAACTTAGTTGCCCTTTTCATGTGTTTCACGAGGCAGTTGAGAAATCACTTGGTCGTCCAGTTTTCACTCACGAATTTGGGCTGAATTATGCTGGACTTTGTAAAGAGTTTCTGGGTGAGAAAGAACCACCCACTATGAATGAAATTCTTCGTATGATTCCTCAAGAAAAACTTATCGTTGTTACTAACTGAATATGACTAAAGTAGTTTACAATGCCTGCTACGGTGGGTTCGGTCTTTCCAAAAAAGCGTGTCAGCGTTACTGGGACATCAAAGGTCAACAAGTTTGGATTGAGAATGCTCAATGGGGATTCACTGTTTGGTTGACTCCCCCAGAGGAACGTCCCACTAAGAATAAAAATTGGAATTCTATGAGTATGGATGAGCGGATTGCTTACAATCGAGCACAGTCAGAACAAACTTGGTATGATATGAATGTTGAACGTCACGACCCTATTCTGGTTCAAGTTGTAGAAGAACTTGGAGACGAAGCAAATGGTGAGTATGCTAAACTTCGTATTGAAGAAGTTTATGGTCCTTATCGTATTGATGAGTATGATGGAAGTGAGCGTGTAATGACTGCTCCCGATTATGATTGGATTACTCCCTGAACTTTATTTCTGGCAATACGCAAAATGGCTCTCACAATCACCTCTCTCCGCACCGACTACCGAGTTACTTCGGGCTGGTTCCCGCGTCAACCAACGTGCGATGCGCGTCCTGACCGAGCTGGCTGCGGTGTAGGGTATAACCTGCTGGGTTGGGTAGTTTTCTCTGGCGAGTTTTCTACCCTCCCAATAAACTCGCCAAAGTTTTATGTTTACGTACATAGCCACTAACACTTCCAACGGGAAGTTCTATATCGGCAGCTCGATTGACTTTGAGGCCCGTAAACGATCGCATTTATGTTCCAAAGATAAATATCCTTTTCAAAATGCCCTAAGGCAAAACCCCGGGATATTCGAATGGCAAATCTGGGAAGATGATTCCACCGAGCCAGTTCTAGAGCAGGCCCTCCTTGACATGTGGTTCGGAAAAGAACAATGTTACAACCTAAATCCCGTTGCCTCCGTGCCACCTTCCTGGAAAGGCCGGAAACAATCCAAAGATCACATTCAAAAGAGAACTAAAAATCAAAAGGGAAGAGTAAAATCGGCAGAGGAGTGCCAGAAAATATCAAAAACCAAGAAAGGCAAACCCCCTGCTTGGGCACTACCTGACGGAAAGCTCCCAAAAGAAGTTGTTGAGAGACGGGCAGCAGCAAGAGTCGCAAACGGCAAGAAATGGTCTAAGGAGCAGAGGGAAAGGTTCGGGGCAAAGAGGCGACTCCCTGAAGAGGAAATTACCCGAAGAGTCAATTTGATTAAAGAATCCGAGATAGACCTTCAAAAATATGGCTCACTCAGAAAAGTAGCCGACTTGCTCGGACTCACTCACACAGGGACAAGGCAATTCCTAAACCGTTACTGGAAAGACTAAACAATGACTCTGACTATTACTTCTCTCCGAACGGACTACAGGGAGACAGCGGGGTGGTTTAATCAAGAGCCCACTTCGTGTCCATTTATAATTGTTAATCTAACATTTCAGATTGAGGACGACGAGGAAGGAGGTAACTGGTCGTCGGGCCGTGCTAAAGCAGAAGCCGAGGAGTATCGCGAAGTTCTTACGATTGACGATCCGAAACGTTACGTAGATTGGATAATGAGCCCAGATGGCTGGGATTTTTCGAGCAAATATGACGGATACGGTCGTGCCTGGACTCACCAAGAGTGCCCCTGGCGATACATCGAGAAGTTCGACACATTCTGGTTCCGGGAGTGGATTGCCGATTGCGGGCCAACTCGGGCAATCATTCAGGAACTTGAGTTTTATCAGGACAACGGAAGGTTACCGTCGGTTTACCGGACTATGGAAAGTGAGATAATACTGTCGCACCTTCGCGCTCTTCAATCGTACTGGGACTAATGACTGAACCACTTTACCGAGTGCATATGCGAGACGGTCGCGAGTTTGCGAACCTTACGCACGATGAAACTCTCCCCCTAATTTCCGGTGAGAACTCAAAGGAGTGGCTCATGGTTACCCCGATGGAATACGCCAAAGATAACAACCCTGAGAACGCCGAGAGGAGGAAAGCATGGGGGATGTAAACAATCCGGATTGCTGCCGGCGAGGTTTCGCCGCCTCGATCAAAGACACAGCCAAGAGGTTACTCGAAGACCCGACAATCGCTCCTCGCTCGGTTGCAAAGGATCGGATCGCAATCTGTGAAGGGTGCGACCGTTATCGCAGCGATAGCCAAACCTGCGAGGTGTGTGGTTGTTTCATGCCCCTAAAGACCGCAGCAGCAAATATGCGCTGCCCCATCGACAAGTGGGAGGAGTGGAAGCGTGGAGATTGAGCGTTTGCTGTTTCAAGTTACTCCCAATCTTGTCGAAGACTTCATTATCGCCGACAACCAAGTGTGGCTCCCCTGGCTGCAACGGCAACCCGGTTTCTTGCGAAAGACCCATGAAATTAAAGCGGCCGGAATGGTTGAAACAATCATCTTCTGGAAAGACGCCCAGTCGCGCCGCAAAGCCGAAAGTTCCCCCGAACTTGCAACGATCGAGCTCATGTTCCGAAACCGAATAGGCCCAATTTACCGACTGGTGAGTTCACGCTAAACTGGTTTTGTTCGTGCCCCGTTAGCTCAGCGGACTAGAGCAACCGCCTTCTAAGCGGTCGGTCGCTGGTTCGAATCCAGCACGGGGTGTATGCCTCTGTCGCCTATGGGTTAAGGCCCACTGCTTATAACGGTGTGAACTGTGTTCAAGTCCCAGCAGAGGTACCAGGGAGCGTGGTGGAATCGGTAGACACACCGGACTTAAAATCCGTCGGGATAATATCCTGTGGGGGTTCAAGTCCCCCTGCTCCTACTTGGAAAGGTGGCCGAGTGGTTTAAGGCTGCAGTCTTGAAAACTGCCGAGGTGAAAGCCTCCGTGGGTTCGAATCCCACCCTTTCCGTTAGTTACAGGGTTTACCAAACCTGTAACTCGCTATCATCAAATCAGCAAACACTTGATAAAGTTTGCAAAGTACTACATGCACTACTATGGCTATTGACAATCGTGACGACGTGGTAAACGTTCTGGTTTCCCGCGTAACAGAAAACGCTCCCCTCCGTGAGCTGATTCGTGTTTACAGCGAAGCCGTGCAGGCTGCTGTAAGCCAAATGGACGACGACGGACTTCTCCGTGCTATCGTTCAAGCCGGTTACCCTGACATCTTGGAGGCCTTCGGCCTGAGCCTCCCTGAGGCCACCGAGGCGCCCGCTGCGGAGCCTGCCGCTGTGTGAGGGCCAGTGGGCCCAGCCACCGGTTGAGGCCCCCTGCAGGCTGTTTTCGACGGGTAGGGTTTCCCCTACCTTCTTAGGGCGGTTTCCCGGCTTTACGGGGACCGCCTTTTGAGCTATGCTTATAGCATGGATAAACCGACCTACACCGCCATTTTCTATCATCATTCCCTCAATGGGCCAGTTTCGCAAAGCCTTTACAAAGAGGATAAGTTCATCGAACTTTGCGAAACGTTTCCTACCGATTGGGCTCACTTGATGGACTCGCGCACCGGCGAGATTGTCTCCTCCTGGAGCAACGCGGACGTATCATGGAAAAACAACTAAAATGAAGATACCGAACTGGCTGCACAACTCAGGAAAACCTAAGCAGACCAAAGGTCTGTGCAAGGGCCAAGTGCGTGCCCGCAAAGAGGCGCTTCGCGCTCTGAAAAAACAACTTGCTGCCATCAAATAAACACTCATAAGCAACCAAACCGATGACCCGAAAACAATTCTACGAAAAATATGGTGATGTGAAGGTCAAGTTTTCTTCATATTACAAATACACCTTCACCTATACTGGAAATCTTCCAGATGGTGGTAAAATTTCAGTTGATTATGGTGCAAATGCTGATGACATTTATCGGTTTGAGGTAGGTGCAGATTGTGAAGAAATCATCAATTCTCTTGAACCTTATGCTGGAACTGCTTATGATAAGGATGGCAAAAAAGTTGATGAGTTTTACGATTATTGAGGAACTGAAATGAAAAAACCTTATTTGCTGATTGCTGGAGACAATTATTACCCTTCTGCTGATACTGGTGATTGGGTTGGGTGTTTCTCTACCTATGAAGAAGCAAAGGCACAAGTGGAACCCAGAAAAACCAACGGATATACCGTAAATGTTCGGGATTGGGGAAAAACCAACGGATATACCGTAAATGTTCGGGACTGGGGTTGTGATTGGTATGAAATTGTAGACCTTCGTGAATGGACTGAATAATGATTGAAATGACTAACGATTGAAAAACTATGACTGACATTGAACAACTGCACCAAGATTTTCTGCGGGACTTTAACGAACTGCTGCAACGTTATGATGCAGAGTATGAAGTTTATGATGATGTTCCAGAGATTGTCTTTCATGGCATTTATCAAGATGGAGAAACCATAAGACCTTATAGTGACATGACTCTGCCCCGTTACATCAACCCGAACTGAAATGACTGCGATGAAAGTAAGAGTGGTCAGTGACCTCCACCTTGAGTTCTGTGATCGGGGCGATGGAGTTCCCGATCTGGGAAGTGGTGACGTTCTAGTTCTTGGTGGTGACATCTTGTGCGCTAAGCACTTTAAAAAGGATGGGCCTTTGCGTGCCGTGTACACCAACTTCCTGAAAAAGTGCGCTGATAACTTCGCCCGAGTACTGTATATCGCTGGCAACCACGAGCACTATGGTTACAACTACGAGGGGACTTGGAACGTTATCAGGGAGGCTTTGCCTGATGGCGTGGAGTTGCTCGAGGATAGTGCGGTGGAGTTGGGCGAATGGGTGTTCATCGGCTCAACGTTCTGGACGGACTTTCGTGGCGAAAACGCTCTGGAAATGATGGAGGCGGCGCAGTGCATGAATGACTACAAAAGCGTTCGCATCACCCACAACTACAGGAAGATGTGCCCGGACGACACGTTGGGGTTTCACAAAGCCTCTAGGAAGTTCCTTGCGGGCAAACTTGAAGAGTACGAAAATCGGAAGGTGTGGGTTCTAACCCACCATGGCCCGTCTTACCAGTCAGTGCATCAAATGTACCGGGCAAGTGGCATAGCCAATGGCGCCTATGTCACCGATCTCGATGAGTTTATCCTTGCTCATCCACAGATCAAGGTATGGTCGCACGGTCACACTCATAACTCCTTTGACTATGAGATTGGTGAGTGCAGGGTTATCTGCAATCCACGTGGCTACTACACCGGGGTAAACTCCAACAACCTCAATCACGACTTCAATCCTCTATTCGAGGTGATTCTATGACTGACGAACAAATCATCCAACTTGCCACAAAACACTTTAGTTACTTTGCTGAATACGCTGCTACAGGTTGGATTGCTGATACTGAAGACCTCTTGAAGTTTGCCCTGGCCATTCACGAGAACGGTTACAATAAAGGGTACGACGAAGGGTACGAGATGGGGTTCGAGTACCGAGACAACTTTGACAAAGGGTACGCAAACAAAAGCTAGGGCGGTTAACCGTACCTGAGAGGGCGGTTTGCCCCCTTTACTTTTCAGGCGTTTTAAGCCATAATTAAAACATGAACAAAATCGTTTGCCACCTCGGCGACCCCCGCGTCGCCAAGCCTGCTTCTCTCGCCGAATACGGCAAGCTGCGCGAGAAAATGATTCAGCGTCCCTGGGAAGCTGTCTCCGAAGTTGATTTCGTCCATCTTGTGACTGAACTCGGCTGCCCGTTCTACGGTGCGCTTCTGAACGGTCGCGACCTGATGGATTTGCAGTTCGAGAAACTCTGCTGGCGAACTCAATCCCTTGTTGGCCTTGACTTCGACGTATGTCATATCTCTGCCGACAACATGGCCAAGCACTTCCAGTACCTTGGTCTCAAGCCTTGGCTCGGTTACTATACCTTTAGCAACGACCCTGCCAATGGCGGGGAGTCTTACAGGCTCCTGTGGCGCGTTGACACCGACCTTAACTTGAGCTATGACGAGTGTGCTCGCGCCCTCAAGAAAATGCGTGCAATGACCAACAATCTTGCCGACAAACACGCTGCGAACCCTACTCGCATGTGGCAAGGAACCACCAGCGGTTTCTTCCACTACGCTGCCGACGGCAAACGTCTCAACCTGAAGGAGCTGGCGAAGTGACTCAACGAACAGTGGCTGTGAGGCCAGTCTCAACAAAGGCGAAGAACCGTTTTGCCAACATCATGGATAACAACCCTATCTGCACCGTAGAGCAAGACACAGGAGAGGAACTCTTTCTTGTGTCCGAAAACCGGCGCTACTCCTTCTGGGTTAGCACTCGAACTGGGTCAAACCGTTTCGGCAGCAAGGTTGATGGGCACTGGGAGATTGTCTCGTGAAAGAACTACCCGATGACTTGCGGCTGCGAATCATGTGGCAAGTTGCCGTAACCTCCGCAATCGAAGGCCAAGGCGAAGCTTACAAAATCTACGCCAAACTATTATACTGGCACCTGACCGATACCGGCCCCAAAATCTATCTGGACGAACCCATCACTAAGGAGCAGTATAATGAGAGCAAAAACCAGGGTAATTCTTGAAATGGCGATTGAAGCAGGTGTGCGTCGTGGATGGCACCGTGCTCACAAGCATGTTGAAAATCCCACTCCCAGTGCTATCATGGAACAGATTGATGAGCATGTAATGTCTGAGATCTACGAATATTTCACGTTTGACGAGGAGGATTTCTGATGACTGATCGTGAAGCATTTGTCGAGTTTCTCAGGGCGGGGGCTGTCCTTGTTCTCGCTGTGGTGGTCGGGCCTGCCCTATTAGCCGCGTTGTTTTTCTCCGGTGAACCCCAGTCTGTGAAGAAATTCGAGGTTGTAGATACCTACCGAACATGCGACGTTGTGCGTTACACTGACCGCAGTAATACCTGGCACTACTTTTTAGATTGCTGCAAGGGCGGTTAACCGTACCTGGGAGGGCGGTTGGCCCCCTTTGCTTCTGGGGCAAAAGGCGCTATAGTTAAAGTATGAAACTCAAGTTCCCTCTTCGCGGGCTCGACGCTCGCCTAACAGCCGCCTTCTTCGGCATGTTTCTTGGTGCGGTGATTGGCGGCCAAACTACCCTCCTCTTGATTAGTTTTCTAGGGATGCTCGTATTCTACACTCGCTTTTACAACAGTATCAATGAAAACTGAACCCATCCGCTACGAACGCTCCGTGACCTTCGGTCGCTTCAACATTGCTCACTCCGGCCATGTGCAGCTGGTTCAGATGATGCTTGAGCACGGTGACGAGGCGCACGTTTACGTGTCCGACGGCAAGGACAACAACGACTGGGATCTTCGTGTGCTTTTGCTGTCACATCTTTGCAGGGAAGCGAACCTTGATCTGAATCGGGTATACTTTAGGAAAGCTAAGAGTCCGTTCGAAGCAGTTGCTGGCGCCGTGGAATCTTCCCCGTGGCAGGAAGCTGTGATTGTTCTCGGCTCCGATCAACAAGAGATGGCGAGGAAACTCGGCGAGGTTTATGATTGCGCAACGATCATCAACCGCCGCACGAACTCCTCGACGCAAATGCGATTCTTCCTCGATGCGGAAGACTTCCGCGAAGATCTTGTTGCTCTGTACTCCGGGGACGAATACGCAACGACCTTGGCTATGATCCTTCGTAAAGAGGAGCTCCACCGTGACCGAAATTCTAAAGTCCAAGCTGCGTAACCTGCTGCTCGCTACACCTAATCAGAACATCTTTCCGCCTGAGCCTTGGGATGACGACGATCTTCGTGACGCTGCCAGAATTGTTCAGGATTTCGTCAATCTCGACCAAGGTGTAATCGACGATTCCAATCCCTGGAAGGAGTGGCTTGATCGGTGGCGTTTCTACGAAACTGCCCGCAAGGGCGGTTAACCGTACCTGGGAGGGCGGTTTGCCCCCTTTCGCTTTGGGCGAAAATGAGCTATGCTTATAGCATGGAAAAGATGAAAGTTTGGATGGCTTATTTCGCGGTTATGTACGAGGGGGAGTTCGGTCTGGAGCTCTTCTTCAACAAGGAGGATGCTCAGAAGTACCTGGATGAGAACGCTGGGCAGTACGAATGGGCTGGGGATGGCCTGGAGTGCGTTTTGGTAGAGATGGAGGTGAACTAGGGCGGTTAACCGTACCTTTTAGGGCGGTTCGCCCCCTTTCGAAAACGGCCAAAACACGCTATAGTTATATTATGGAAAACGACCTCAAGCAACAAATCCTCGACATCGTCGAGTCCGCACGCCTGGCCCGCCAGGAGGCCCTGAAGCCCGGTGGCGACGGATACGCCTTTGTCTCCGGCTACGCTACCGCCGCTCTAGAGCGGATCGCCAAGCTCGTGGAGGAAGCCTGATGCGTGCTTACGTGATGATCGGTGCTCCTGGCTCCGGCAAATCTACCTTTGCTTCCGAACTGGCAGAGTCTGAGAATGCTTTTGTTATCTCCGGTGACGACATCCGCGCTGAACTCTACGGGTCCGCGGATATTCAAGGCAACTGGGTCGAAATCCACGACCGAATCGAGGAACTGGTTTCTGAGGCTTGCGGTATGCCTGTTATTCTGGACGGTACTCATTACCGAGCGTCTTATCGGAAAGAGGCTATCGCTCTTCTGAAGTCGTACGGCTACTCCAAGATCGAAGCCGTAGTGGTTAACCCTACCGTGGAAACCTGCCTGAAGCGCAACGCTTCACGCGCTCGCAAAGTTCCTGAGCATGTGATTCGCACCATGCACCAGAAGCTGAACGCTTCCCTGAAAAACATCTATAACGAACCCTTTGATCGAATCAACTTTATCCTGTGAACCACACTTTTAATTTCTGCGACGTGATCAACCCCGGCGACGTAATCGCCGTTGGCGACATTCATGCGAGCGCAGAGCCTTACCTAATGTTTCTTGACTGGGTTCGCGACAGCGGAGCCCACGTCATTCTCCTTGGCGATTTAATTGATCGCGGTGGCGACGATTTGATCGTCCTCGAACTTACTCGCAGCCTGCTTGAAGACCCGACCCGAAACGGTCTTGAAGCTTTCACCGTGGTTCGTGGCAATCACGAACAAATGTTCCTAAACGCTCTCGACGAGCCGAACGCTTGGGCGGATTGGGTTCACAACGGTGGGAACTACGAGGAGCTGAAGCATCTTAAGAAGCATGCGGAGTGGCTTCGGGAGCTCCCTTACTACGTTGTGGTTGGAGACACACTGTTTACGCACGCAGGCTGCCCTCCTGGCAAAGATCCTCAAACCATGATGGGAACGCATTACTTGCGCGAACAGTTCGTCTGGATGAGGAAACCCTTCCTGGAGGAGGGTCCTCGCTTCGACATGTGGAATCCAAACCTCAAGAAAGTTGTGTTCGGTCACACACCGAAGAGCGCACTCCCTTACCGGATTCCCGACGGCATCTGCATTGACACCGCAGCGTATCATACGGGGGTTCTAACTGCGTACAACGCCACTCAAGACACTTTCTTTCAGATCGAGACCGACCCTCAATGAAAAACCGTCTGCTGCTAATTGATTGCTCTGCCCTGTTTCACCGCTCGCGTTCCGCACTGACACGAACCTGCGGTGAGCTGACAACTTCGGCTGGGATTCCTGTTACAGGGACCATGGGGTTCCTTAACGCCTTGTTCGCTATCATGGCCCAAGAGGAGTACAGCTGCGTGATTCCCTGCGCCGAGGGTGGAAACAACTGGCGCAAGAAGGAGTCCACTGCCTACAAGGCCAATCGTGAGGGTGCAGACATTGCCCACTACGCCGATCAAAGCTTGCTTCTGGAGGAAGTGCTCCCTACGCTTGGCATGACGGTGGCGAAGGCACCAGGGTATGAGGCCGACGACGTAATCGCGCATATTTCACGTCATTCAAAGGCTTACGAAGAAGTTCACATCCTGACTTGTGACAAAGACCTTCTTCAGCTGGTAAGCAACAGGGTGAAAGTCCTGCTGTTTAGCTCGACGAAGAAGACTGAGCTCGTCGACATTGACGGAGTGCTAAAGCACTTCGGAGTGTACCCTGCAGAGGTCAAATACTTCAAGGCGCTGAGCGGAGATTCCAGCGACAACGTTGCAGGGATTCCGAAGATCGGTCCGAAGACTGCCGTGCGAATTATCGAGGAGTCGCGGCCGACAGAAGCCTTTCCGGAGTTCACCGGAGCCGACCGCATTTGCCTTCACCCCAAGGTGAAAGATCATGCCGGAACGTTCCTCGCTAACCTGAGGCTGGTAACGCTTGAGCACGATGTTCCTGAGCTGATTTGGTTCGCTTCGAGTCCGCCTGTGCCGCTTCACGTAGAGGCCCTCTTCGAGGGACTCGAGTTCAAACAAATGCTGAAGCGCAAAGGTAAAATCCTGCAGACACTTGGGTGCTGATATGCGGTACATGTGTGTGCATCTGTTGCTTTCTGGCGGAAAGACCGAGTGGCGCTGGGTTCCTTGGGGTAAACACGCTCTCGACGATTTGCGTAAACAAGGCTACGTAATTATTGGATATCATGAATAGGGCGGTTAACCGTACCTGGGAGGGCGGTTTGCCCCCTTTTGCCGGAGGCGAAAATGAGCTATGATTAAGTCATGAAAAAAGAAACCGCTATGACCCTCCCCCCCGCCGCGCAGGCGGTACGTGACGCTGCGTTTGAGCCTTGGCAATCCACTGACACTCCAGAATCCATTGCCGCCGCCGCCCTGCGGGCTGCTGCGGAGCAGGTGGTGCCACACCGCGACACGCCTCTCCTTGGCGATGACGCTAGCTACGCTGATTGGAACGCCCGCGATGATGTGCGCGACCAACTCCTCGCCATCGCCGCCGAGCTGGAGGGTGCAAACTGATGGCTAACCTCTCCCCCGCCGCCGAGGCTGTTTTTACGGCAATACTCAATCTGAAAGACAACGTGAATCCGCGTCACAGGATTGCCGCCGCCGCCCTACGGGCTGCTGCGGATCAGGTGGCGCCAATCGAGTATGAGACCATTCAGGGTTGCTGGTACGAAAAGGAAAACAGCGTTCGGGAACAACTCATCGCTATCGCCGCCGAGCTGGAGGCTCAGTGAAGTACGCCTTACTTGCTGCTCTCGCGGTTGCTGTCCCCACGATCCTCTTACCTGAGTGCGTAGTTTTCCACGACGGAATTTGCTTTCAAAGTCAGGCTCAATATGACCGATATATGGATTGGGGACCCGAACAGCAAGCTCTCGAAATCAACGCCAACAAATGAAGAAAGTCCGTACTCTGGCTCAAGCTCTGGCCGACCCTCGCGTTGCGTCATATAGTGATGAGCGTGATCGGGGGTTCTACAATGACGGCATCTGGCTTTATCTGAAAAGCCCCTGGTTCTGCCCCGATACTGACCTTCCTGTAGTCCATGAGTGGAATGTTCGCGACCTGTGTCGAAGCCTGAACAGCTGCTACGAGGATGAAAACCGAGCTGAAATCTACGAGATCTTCTAATGGGAAACAGTTTTGTTTTTCTTCGTGTAGTGGGTAATTACGGTCTGATCGTAAATACCATTTTTGGGCAGTTCTTTGACATGCGGCTGGCCCTGGTGATTAGCCTGTTACTGAGTCTCATAAGCATCCCCTACTATGCTAAACACAGACTCTGGGACACTGTGCTTTTCATCGCATTCATCATGTCTATTAACCTGGCCAGCGTACTCAATGGAGTGCCTGGTTGCCGCGATCTTTGACTAATGGCAAACAACCACGGACTACGTACAACTGGCAGACCGACGGGCAACTTTGGTCGTAACAAAATCCAGGCCAAGCCTGGCGAACTTGATCTGACGAAAGAGATCCTCGACAAGGAAAACCTTCGCATTCCTAATCGCGACGAGTCATTTACCAAGCTGGTGACTGCCTATAATACCACCACAGACCCTAAACTAAAAAAGGCACTGTGGGAAATCTTGAAACGCCGCAAGGCCACACTCAACCCAATCAAAGTTAAACCCAATGGACGCCCAAGAGCTGAGTTCTGGGAGATGGTTAGCCAGGTACGATAAGGTGGAGTATCAATCGCCACTCTGGATCGTCTTCCAATCGGAAACTGAAATTGTCTATGCTGCCAGCTACCAAGGTCAACCGATTGCCCGTGTTTACAAGAAAGGCGGGGAGTGGTTTCTAGCCACTGCCTACCTCAGCCACTGGCAACCAGTTCCCACCTTCTCGAAATACGAAGGTTTCCTCCTCCTCCTCAACATCAAAAAACAGAATGAACTCTGAAAAGAATAACGCAGTGGTCAACTCGGAATACATGCGATGAGTGTCGCAACACTAACTTGGTTCACGATTGGCGCTTGCCTCGTTTACATCGTTGTTCAAGACGGCAATGTGTACGACTGGTTAGTGTTGCAGTCTAAGCGAATTAACCTTGATCTTCAACGCCTGTGGTTCAAGGTTCGCTACCACCCGGACAGCCCTTGGGTTCGCTACGAGATCAAGCGAAACGCGGACAAACTCGCCGCCGAATTCATCAAAGATCGGGACAATGCTGGAAACTGACATGACTATAGATATCGTTGTCCTCGCCGATCAACCTGAGAACGAAATCAGTCGCTCGGTAACTCTTACGAACGAGCAGTGGGCTATTCTGGCGCTGTGTGCCGATTCCTACGCAGAAACTTACCGCGTGAAACACTCGCAGACGATTGCCACCTATGTTACGCGGGGGCAACTCGACCAGGCACAACAAGAAGCCTCTCGAATGAACAATCTTCTTCAAACACTTGACAAACTGCAAGCAAAATTGGTATGAGTAAACAACCTGTTATCTTTGATGTCGACGGCACCTTAACTTCGGAGCATTACGACGAGGACAACCTCCTAACTCTGAAGGAAAACGCCGCGATGCTTCTTGTGGCGATCGCCCTGCAAGCTGAGCGCCCGCTGCTCATTTCAACCGCTCGTCCTGAACGATTGCGCCCGGAAACGACCGCGTGGCTGAAGCTTCACGGACTCCAACCTCTTCAAATCTTCATGCGCCCAGACGAACTTGAGGGTGTTCCCGACTACATAATCAAGCAAGATCACCTAGACCAGATTCGCAGGAATTTCGGAGATCCCCTTGTGTGGGTTGATGACAACTCCGGGGTGATAAATATGTTAAAGAACAATAAAATCGCAGTTATTGCGGTGGCTTCCACTTGAGACCTCTATACCCTCTGCGATGAAAAGAACCTTGTTCACTTGCGCTTGCGGAAGCATTCAACACATCTTCGTTGTTTCTGCCAACGAGGATGACGCCTTCCTCGAAATTCACTTGTCGCCATTACCTTTCTGGCGGCGCTTTCGCAACGCCGCAAGTTATTTGCTCGGCCGACGTTCTCAGTGGGGTGACTTTGAGGAAATTGTTCTCACTCCCGAGATGGCTCTGGATCTGGGGGACAGGTTGATCGGGTGGGCACAAGACGAGAGTCAAATATTCCAACCTAATGATGTTTTTTAGTCCGGAGGCAACGTGAAACAAGAAGAGTGGGAGGAACTCCTATCAATTCGTAAAGAAATGAATGCCAATTTAATGGCACAGAGTACGGAAACCCAAGAAAAGTATGTGCAACTTCTAGTAAAGTCCCTGGAAGGCAAAGGCGACGGTCCCATCCGAGGTACGGTTTCCCCTACCTGATGGGGCGGTTTGCCCCCTTTGCTTCTGGGGCAAAAGGCGCTATAGTTAATGTATGGAAAACGACCTTTACACTTTCACCCTCTGCCGCGCCGACTGGAAGCGGGTGGTTCAAGCCTTGCGCAACGAGGCTTTTAACCTCTCTCAAGAGTCCAACCGCGCCTGCGAGAAAGGTTCTCGCGACTACGGCACTCTGCTGTGGGAAGAGACCGCGATTCTCAACGCCATCGCCTCCGACATTGACTTCATCTTGCCCGAATGACCTACCGTTCCCGTCGTAATCGTTCTATGTCTTCTTCATCTTCCTCTTCAGGTGGGATCGGTTTCACCGGTCTTCTCACTATCGTCTTTATCGTTCTCAAACTCACTGGGAACATTGCATGGCCCTGGGTCTGGGTGCTTTCACCGCTGTGGATTAGTTTCCTCATCGGTGTTGCTTTTCTGGCTATTGCCTTCTTGATCGCTTACCTTGCGTCAAAATGACTGACACCGAATACCGACAACTTTACAACTTGCTTCGCCGCTTCCAACTAGAGCAAGTTACCATCGGGGGCAAGACCTATAATGCCTGCGACACGCTGTTGCGCGAACTTTTCCCTTACTACTACAGCCAACATCAAGAACAAGAACGATGAAACTGAGCGATAACCTTGTTGAACGGCTAACGCAAGCCGACGTTGTTTGCAGCGACTGCGGTGATAAATACGGCAAGTATTCTGTCGGGTGCTCAAGCACCTGGGAGGGCCAATGTCATGTCTGCGGGGAAACAAAACCCATCACCGAAGTGCGCGACTGGGGATACCTTGCCAAAGGAATTGCCCTGGCAAGGGCACAAGCGAACATCAAAGTTCAGAGTAAAGAAGTTGCCAACTACATGAAGTGCCAAGAAGAGATTGCATCTCAAGAGGAAGACGAGCCGGCAAGTTACGAAGAAGGAGACATCGTCTGTAAGTTTACTGAAGAGGAGGTTGGGTTCCTGAATGAGTGCCTGGATGTTATTCAGGAGCATCACCGTGGCCTTGACGAAAATGACCCTGTCGATGTCGCCCTATTTGAGAGCGTCGAGAAGAAAATCACCGAGCTTTATGCTGACTACTGCATCAAGTACGAACTGTCTCCCGCTCTAAAAGCCTACAACGCGAAGTATGGAACGTGGGGAACTGGCGATGACGAGGCACGCTGGGAGGGTTTCCGCGATGCGTTTCTGATGCTGGAGGGTGGCAAGTGACTGATTGCCTTGAGTCCCAATACAGGTTTAGCATTCCGCCCGCCCCGAAAGGGTACTGGGCCGTAGGAAAAAGTAGCTTTGGCCAAACTAGATTTGCCATCTACAAAAAACCAAACAAACTTCATCGACTCATGACGAAACTTCTACTCGGGTGGGACTGGCTTGGTAATGACTAAACTTTCCCCCGCTGCCCAGGCAGTTTATGAAGCTGCTATTGAGCAATCTACGTTCCCAAATGATGCAGAGTGGGTTACTATTTATGCCCTGCGTGCTGCTGCGAACACCCTGTTAAACCACAAGTATTGGCACGACGGGTTCTGGGATAAGGAACCAGCGAAGTTCTACCGAAAGAAACTCCTCGCCATCGCCGCCGAACTTGAAAAAGGTGCCCCATGACTAAACTCACAGCACTCGAACTTTACGTGGTCATCGACACCCTGCTTCACTCTTTGAGTCACGGTAAGCATTGGACTGGTTCTGCTACAGAGGAAGCAAGAGACAATGTATTCAGAAAACTTCAAAGTGTCATGAATGAAATAACTGTTGATCTGACTGTAGAGGATAGCAATGACTGACCAAAACCCAATCACCCCACCACCGGAGCTGGTGCAGCAGTGGGCCAGCGAGAGCCTAGCAACTCAGCACCTCTGCACCCAAGCCGCTCGCTGGGGGGCTGACCAGGAGCTGGAGGCGTGTGTGAAATGGATGAACGACAACGTGCCCTACGGTTACGGACATCGTGGCGAGGTGCTTCGTATTTCCCGCCGCCCCAAGCCGCCGAGCTTGAAGGAGCAGGCGCTTGCCAGCGTAAAACGATTTGAGGAGAACGGTGAGTTTTTCTCGGACCAGATGCGTGAGCTTGAGTTTATTCGTAAAGCACTGGAGCAACTCGATGACTGAGTCGCTAGATAAGATTGACTCCTTGCTGTGTCTGATCTTCTTTTTTGGTTTTCTTGTTGGATTATTTGTAGGTGGAATTCGATGACTAACCAACACCCGATCACCCCACCGCCGGAGCTGTTCCAGATGTGGGAGGACGACATCCTTAACGAACGAGACAACGTTGATCATGTGCTGGACTGCGCCTGGAAGGATGGCTTCCTTGCTGGCGCCGACCAAGAGCTGGAGGCGTGTGTGGAGTGGCTGTTCAAGTACCAGTACGACGGCGAGGTTCCATTACTCCGCGCCGCCCGCCGCCCCAAGCCGCCGAGCTTGAAGGCGCAGGCGCTTGCCATTCTTGATGACGCTAACCGTGGCGACTTAGGTGATGACGAAATGGCAACCATCCGCCGCGCACTGGAGGCGCTTCCGGAATAAGTAAGGTAAAACTATCCAACCGAAAAAGCAAAATGCTCTCGACTCAAACACGGATCCGCCTTGAAGATATCGCTGCGAGGATTGCGGGAGGATTGAACGTTTCCCTCGAAGAAATGCAGTGGGCAACGAAGTGGAGCGAGCACAATCGCTCCGCCGCTGAAATTTTACGGAGAGCACGGCGGCGCGCAATCAACGGGGAACCAGAGAAAGGTTCTCTCGATGAACTTCTCGATGGCATGGATCTAGGAGACCCAGACCCCTCTAACCACCTGATTGGTCCGCAAAACCCTGTGGATCTGGCTGAGTGGTTTAAACAAGACAAACCCGAAGATTGGAGAACACGGGACTAATGTTAGACTTATCTTACCTGGCGGAGCAACCCAGCGAAGCCCAAGAAGAGGCTGTAAAGAAGGCTGTGGAAGCAGAGTGTGTACGTGCAATCGTAACATATCTGACTGAAGTTGCCGACACAATGGAGGCCAATGACATTGAATCTCTCAATGTTCCTTCGCTTCGTGCAATGGCTGAACAGTTCACCAACCGACTTGAAAATGACCAAACAGAAAAAAACTGAAGTTCTGATCGACGATTGTTTCTATATCAAGAAACAACGCTGGGGCACTTTCGTGTCGGTCCACAAAGACGGCAACGCACTCATTACTTCCCTCACCGAGGACCAGTGTTTGAACGCAACACGGTGGTATCTGAAAGCACAGCAAGACGGTTTCCCCGACGACAGCAAAAGCTATGATGGCGTGGTAGGTGGGAAACTTTGAAACCAGCTCTTGACCCGACAACTCCCTGGTTCGAGTTTCTTTCCTATTGCGAATGTTGTTGGTCGCTGGGTATTGAGCCCTCCGTTCACAGATTCGCCCGCTACCAAGCCTACTACCGTTCAGTTTTGCCTCAGTCATGACAACCCAGTCCCAACAAGACATCGCACAAATTTGCGGTGAGATACGCGAAATGCTTATTGAAAAGAACCGCAAGTACGGCGATTCCGCCTTAAACCCAATGCGGATTTTCAGTAAAGCGAGTACAATGGAGCAACTCAAAGTTCGCCTGGACGATAAGCTGAGTCGTTTGCGAAATGTGCAAGAGGATGAAGACGAGGACGTTGTTTCCGACTTGATTGGCTACCTTGTTCTGTTCAAGGTTGCTCAAATGCAAAACCGTCGTGCCCAGATGCGAGAGCAAGGTATATGAATCGGCCGAGTGAGTGGATTGAAGAAGATCGCGAAGACGTCGTTACCGCGATTGTGGATGGAATCGTCTCTCAGTTGACGCTTGAGCAAATGCGTCAGATTGTGTGGGATCTGCACTACGAGCAAACGATTTGGCAAGACTGGCCTGACTTGTGGGATCTTGCGGAAGATTACTCACCGGATTTGCTTGATCAGTTCAACGAACCGGAATCTGGGCTGGCCTAGGGCGGTTTCCCCTACCTGGAAGGGCGGTCTGCCCCCTTTCGCCGGAGGCGAAAATGAGCTATGCTTATAGCATGGAAATCACCGCTCTGCAACAACTGGCCCTGAAGGCCGCTTTCGACCTTAACCAAGATCTTCTCACCTCCGACGCCGCATGGGGTTACTCCGGCTCCAAAGAAGACTTTGACCGAATCTACCAAGAGTGCTTTGTGATCGCTCGCGATGAGATCGGCCCCGATAAGTTTATTGATGAGATCCTTGATACGTTCTGGGATATTCAGCTCGAGATTATGAACGGTAATCGCGCCGTTGATTGGTATCTTTGAAACTGGAAACCGTAATGACTGACCAACACCCGATCACCCCACCGCCTGAGCTGGTGCAGCAGTGGATGACTGAAGCGCACGATCAACCGCCAGGCCCTGATGCTCGTGTGATTGCCACCCAAGCCGCCCGCTGGGGTGCCGACCAGGAGTTGGAGGCGTGCGTGAAATGGGTATCCGAATACTGCCCGTACTTCGGAGATTATCCTATGCCTGAAGACAAACTCCGCGCCGCCCGCCGTCCCAAGCCGCCGAGCTTGAAGGAGCAGGCGCTTGAACAACTACGGTTCCTGCAGCAGTGTGGTGCGGGTCACCGAGACACCGACAAAATCCTCCGCGCCCTCGAACAACTCACCGACTGACTACCATGAAAAGCCTTGACGACTACACAGCACTTGGCGCCATTGTCTTAGTGCTTTTGCTAATGATTGCAACAGCTTGGTGGTGGCTCCCCCAAAAGTGGCAGGCATGTGAACGGCTTTATGACAATAAGCCAGCGCAGATTTTCTGCCTGCTGGCATCTAAGTGAGGAGAACCAATGACTAACCCCTACCGGGCCATTTGCGCCGAGCTTGTTGATGCGCTGGATGCTGGTATTCCAGCCGGAAGGATTCGCATGTCCCCGCTAGCCGACCGCGCCCGCGCACTGCTGGCCGAGCCAGTAGCGGAAGGGCCGACGGATGAGGAGCTGCGGGAAATGCTTAATGAAAATGATTGGAACTATATCAGTCCAGAAACATTTGAAGACATTGCCCGTACCGTACTTGCCCAATGGGGCCGCCCCGCCGCCGCGCCTGTGCCGGAGCCGGGGGAGAGGCCGAGGGAATTGCAGTGGCCAGCGTCAGTGGCGCAAGGCTGCCACGAAGCAGCAGCAGAAGCCGAAAGCGGCAGTCCACTCCAGCAGTTGTTGGTAGCCGCTGGCGATCTACTAGAGAGGGTCCGCGCCCGCGCCGCGTTGGCTGAGGGGGAGGTGGGCTGCATCAGCATTGATGAAATGTGTGAGATCCTTCGCTCTCTGGAGATCAAGGCCGCCGAGTACACAGACTGCACGATCCTGTACGAACTCACGTTTGAGCAGCTACGGGCAATCTGCGACACCCGCGCTTTCGCCCTCTTGGCCCAGCGCCACCCCGCGCCACCGGCTGAGGGAGAGGTGGAGGAGTTGGTGAACATGCTCACGGGCATTGCCTATTGGAAGCGCCATGGCAAGCCGGGGAAAGACGATCCATCCCCGTTCGACATTCGCCAGGCCGATCGGCTCACCCGCGCCGCCACCCTGCTCCAGCAGCAAGCCGCGCCTGTGCCGGTGGTGGCACCTGTGCCGGTAAGCGAGCGGCTGCCGGGGCCGGAGGATTGCGATGCGGAGGGGAGGTGTTGGTGGGGTGAACCACAAATCGAAGATTCTTACGATGCAACGTGGAATCTTTGCACACAAGACGATGCCGAAGAATGGTGTACCTGGGGCACTAAGTGTGGCTGGCTCCCCGCCAATGCCCTGCCGCTGCCAGCGCCCGAGGAGACGAAGTGATGGCTATTGATCTTCACCTTCTTCCATCTTGGCCACAGAGCCAAGACTCTTTGGCAGCTCAAATGTCTGACTTAATCCAAGTTGCTAACCGGCTTGGACTTTATGACGCCGCTGATGCTGTGAAGCAGATGTCAACCCGGCTGGAACCAGTTAAATACGGCTGTCATTTTAAGTTAGAAGAGGATCAGCAGCCAGACGGTTGCGTTATTGATACTGAAGAATTTCACAACTGTGTCTATGCCAAAGAGGGTATGAGAAAAGAGCAATGCAAGTATTGGCGCATTGTTGCGCTGCCAACGGGGGAGGGCGGTTAACCGTACCTGGAAGGGCGGTTTGCCCCCTTTCGCTTTGGGCGAAAATGAGCTATGCTTATAGCATGAACGTTACTTACTACACCTCCCCCTTCTCCGGCAAGACCTACCAGGTGGTGCCCAACACCCTCTGGCGCCAAGCCTGGGACAGCCAGGGCAATGCTTACAAGAGCTGGTACACCGAATACAACTTCTACTTCGAAGATCGCAAAGTTACAACTACCTTCTCCCTGGATGAAAACTGCCTCACCGGCACTTTCGGTGAGCTCGAAGGCGCTTACGCCGCCTGGTCCACTTCCCCGAGGGACTGATGACTGAGTTTCCAACAACTGTCTCCAACAAGTTCTTCGAGCGGTTCTGCCCGGACCCAACCGTGATGTTTGACCTCGGTGAGCTGTATGCCGAGTTCAATGCGAAGTTCTTCGACGGAAATCTTCGAGTTCCTCGTGTAATTGAGCGCACCGACGAGAACGGTGAAACGTGGAGGAAATATCCGACGCTGAAGTGGGAGGGTCGCTACCGTACGAAGTGGGGCACCTACAAGGCGAACAATCGCGGAACTGGCGAAATCAAACTCGCACGAATGGCTGCGAAAGATCCCGTGCAAGTTCGGAGCACGCTGCTTCACGAAATGATCCACGCTTACCTTGACCAAACAAACCGCGATGACGGAATCAAAGGCCATGGCCCCAACTTCATCGCCGAAGCAACCCGAATCAACGCCAAATGCGAAGACCTGGGTGTGACCTATCGAGTCAACTTCTACGACGTCGCCGTTACCAAGGAAGAACCTGAAGTCTACAGCGACTTGCTCAAAACCACCATCTACTGTGGCAAGGACCTGGACCTGGCCCGAAGCATGAAAGCTGTGCTGAACGCTGCCTTCGACACCCATTACGTTTACGAACAATGACTGACGCGAAAAAAGTTGAGGCTCTACGCGACCTTATTAGCGATGTTTTGCATGCCTATGACATGACAATTTACGACATGGAAGACCCTCATGCGCGGTCTCTCGTCAATAAATGGAGCGACATCTTCTTTGACCGCATGCTCAAGATTGTTCATAGCGAAGACGATGCGTGATATGGGTGGGAAACCGCCCTCTTTCTGCATTTACACAAGTCCACGACAGCTATGCTTAGGTGGGTAAAACACGAGAGTTACCGCAATTCACATGGTAAGAATCATTAAACTAGAGTCGCTCGAAAAATACGGCGACGATATCCTTGGCGAACGACCGTCCGACGATTGCTACGATGAAATTATTCGTGAGGACTGCGACGTTTATCTCCCTGACGGAACGCTAGCCCTGGCTTTTCGCAAGCAGGCGCTGAAATCCGTGATGGCAGTTCAGCCTGGCACAAAACAGTTTGCCGATTGGCGTTGGTTCTGCAAGGCGTTGATCTCCGATCAGCGTGGAGCTGCTGCGGGCAAAGACATCTATACCAACCCTGAAATCCGGTTCACCGTTGGGCAAGTCAACTGTATTCGTGCCCTCAAGAAGGGAAGCATTGAAACGCTGGAAGAGGCCGTAGCCCTTTGTGAAGCAAATCCGGAGCCTTCCCGAAACACCTTCTACGTTGGAAAAGCTGCAGACGACGGGCTCTACGACGTCGCAGAGTACGAGAAATGGGACTCAGTCATTCGTAAGAAAAGCACCCCATTCGCAGAGAAGCAAGAAGCTACTCAGAAGCGTCTAGCCACCCGTATGGTATGGTTTAACAACTGGCTGAAGGATGTCTGGGATAAAGCAGAGGACCGAGTTGAATGTGCGAAAGAATTCTACAAGCGGTTCTGGACGGCCCAGCCTCGTGGTAACCGTGTCTACTCCTCTGTGATCGGTGTGATTGACCGAAGCGGGAGAACTCCCTTCGGTCGCTTGACTGCACCAACAATGGAAAAGTACGACATCTTTTCCTCCTACGATTACCTTTACCAGGAGGTTGACTACAAAGTTAAAGAGTGTCTTCCCGCCCAATGGGAAGTTCTGAGCGAACGGTTCAAAGCTGTTAAAGATCCGCGTTACAACTTGTTCGGTACGGTGTTTACGAGCATCACATGCAACTATAATTTTGATGTGTGGGCTCACCGAGATGGCAACAACGCGAAGAACGCTGTGGCTGCTCTCACCGTGTTTGAAAACGGCTCCTACAAGGGTGGTGAGTTCATTCTGCCTGAACTTCGCCTGGGCTTTGATATTCGGCATGGGGATCTCCTGTGCGGGGACAACCAAAACCTGATTCACTATATGAGGCCGCTGGAGCCGCAAGACGACGACGCAGAGTGTTTGATGCTGGTGTTTTATCAGCGTGACCGAATTATTGGCCTTGACACACTGGATTGTGAGACTTGCCGCAGAGAATTCCTGCCCTACATCAAGAACAACCATCCTGAGTACTCCAACGGCGAAAAGACCTGGGAAGGTTCTTTCCCCGGGATGTGGGCCAGCCCCGAGTGGGAAACGTTCAAGAAGCTAAAAGGTCTGGAATGCTCGAATACGACCTACACTGGGACCCAGGACACCTACCAGGGTGTGCCGTCTGAAACCAACAAGATTCGCCAGAACTGACTTTCATGGATTACCAAATCGCTATCCCCACCTACGGAAGAGCTGACGCAATTCGCAAGTACACTCTGAAGTATCTCGAGCAAACCGATGTTCCGCGCGAGCGAGTGACTTTGTTCGTTGCCAGCGAACAGGAGAAGGAAAAATATCAAAGTTCAAACCCTGGCTACAATATCGTCGTTGGTGTCAAAGGATTGTGCCCTCAAAGGCTGTTTATTTCTCAACACTACCCGAAAGGGACGCCAGTGGTGTCCTTCGACGACGACGTTTCGGGTATTTGTGAACTTCGACTGGGTGCCCGCCTGTTTAGCCAGCAAAAGCCGCTCGACCACCCCTGCTCGCTAGAAACGGTGAATGAACTGGATTCGTTTATTCAGGACGGGTTTAAACTCGCCCAAGAGTACGAGGTTGAAATGTGGGGTTGCTACCAGGTGGCGAACAAAGGTTTCATGCACCCGAAGATCTCGGTTGGCTTGAAGTTTATCATGGGGCATTTCTTTGGGTTCTACGCAGGAGACCCTGTGTTTGAAGAGATCAGGGACTACCCTTGCAAGGATGACTTTTACTGGAGCCTGTGGCATCAAGTCAACCGGAAAGGTACTCTCCGACTCGATTACTGCTGCGTAAAGAGTAAAGCCCACTCGGGTTCCGG